TTTGTAGCAAAGCAATGATGGCGCGGTTAGGATCCATACCGGACATAATTCCGTAACGGACATCTACGCCATATTCACCCTTGATATCACGAGATGGGGTGTACTTGAGTACATAAGGTGTTCCATCATCAGATCCCTTAATAGTCTTAGGGATTCCGCCAAAGATCTTTTCATCTGCTTCAAAGCAGATTGCAGCAAGTTCTTGGAACATACGAGCAAACTGTGCTTGTGCTGCTTTGATCTGTGTGTCAAAGCCAGCCTGCAGTGCTTGCACACCACGACCTGTAACAACGGAAGCGTCAATGTTTCCTGAACGAGACTCTGGGTAACGAGCACCCATACGAAGTTCACGCTCTAGTACACCGGATTCTGTAAAGACTCCAGCAGGTAGTTCTAGTGGTACACGACGGATGCCTTGCGGATTAGCAGAACGCATAATCGCATCAGGACCGAGTGCAAGTTCTTGTACATCTTGTGGAATAGCAATAGGTGCTTGAATAGATTTCTCAGCGGCTTGGATTTGCAAGATAGCAAAGCGAGCACGAGCGAGTTGTACAGATAGCACATCATCAAACTGACCGCGTGCTTCTCCGTCAAGAGATGAACGCATAATGACAGATGCCATTGCTTTACCTAATACGTTAGGTGTTTGAGATAGAACTAGGTTCTTACGTTCTGGTAGGTAGAGCAGATCCTGATCCTTATCGTGGTACTTAACCATAGAGATATACGGTGAAGACAGTTGATACTGATTGCGACCTAGGATCTGCTCGTAGAACTCTGGGTACTGTGATGCTAGAGTCTCAGCATCGGTAACAATAACCTGTGTGATAGATAGTACTCGACCATAACGATCTAGCTCTGGGTATGTACCAAATGGGTTGAGCATACGGATACGAGGATTGTTGTCATCGTAATCCATCTCAACCATACCTACACCTAGACCGTAGGTGTTATACCAGTCGGCTGCGGTGTACATCTGGAGTTGTAAGTCAGAGTTAGTTACATAAAAATTAACAATGCGGGTACGAGTATCTGCGGCTTTACGGGCAGAATCGGAAACCATATTAGTTGCTGAGCAGTTAAAGGATGGCAGTGGTGCCATTGCTTCTGCTAGGTCACGTGCTGCTACGTCAATGAAGTTGGCGACTAGAGGCTTTGGATAGTCCTCTGAGAACATAGATGGAAATACCTTAGAGATATCTCCTTGACGTACCGAAAGCACATCGCGCATACGTTGGTCACGCGCTGATGAGCGTGTACGTAGCCGCGATAGTTTCGCGTCAATTTCTTTGACTGATAACAATGTGGGGTCCTTACTTAGACTTTTTGTATAATCCTGGGTACTTCTTGTCAAGTGCTTTAGATTGTGCAGCAGATGCAGAAGCCATTCCCTTTGGAGAAATTTCTTTTTGATACTGTCTTGCTGCAGCTTCGCCTGTTAACTTCTTAGGCATTGGTGATTTAGAAGGTTTTGCCTTAGCGGTTGGTTTAGCAGTTGCTTTAGGCGTTGGTTTCTTTGGTGTAGCCATTGCTATCTCCTAAATGATTCTCATTTTATTTTGATCTGCGAACGCTTCTTCTAAGTTGATGACTGTTCGCTTTCCTAGCTCGTGCCGAGATAGGAATGGGTTTTTCATATGGTGGGTGGCATACTGTCCGAAGTTGAGCATCTCACGTGCTCTGATCTCACAGAACCAAAGAGCCATAACCATATCGGTCTTACCCTTAGTCGTTGGAGTCCAGGTAATTAACTGCTCAATCAAAGCCTTGATATTCTCAGTCTGATCTGATGGCAGATGTATTAAGTTATCTCTATGGTGCTTACCATCAAACTGCTTAGTACCGAAAAGGGTAGACATAGATGCCACACCGAAGCCGGCATCCCATTTGTTAGAACCGGTATGGTGTTCCTTGAACTGCACTCCGCGAGATGCTAAGTGCATACGGATACCTTCGTCTTGTGTTAAGAAGGATTGGAAGGCGTTCTTTTCGACGATCCACTCTGAGGGAGAGTAGGTTGCTGTCCAATCAAAAATAAGATTACGGATATCGGCTGGAGACGGGCGGCTAATTTTAATAGCATCTACTATGTACCTCTTGCTAGTTGATCGGTCAACGGCGTAGCAGATAGCTGCAGTATCGCCAATCATCGCGGGATCAAGACCACAGATATAAGTAAATCCGTTTAAGTCTTTAGGATGTCCGGGCCAACCTGCAACTAAGTTGCCTGCCTTACGCATACCGTCAATAGAACCCTTTACACATACAGGATCAAAGGCGGCGTTTTCGGAAACATCTTGTTGCTGATATACCAAAGCCCAGGTACTCGCATCCATCGCTTGGCGTTCGTTATAAAGGTTGCGTCCAGACCAGCGAGGATATAGGCCGTCCTCGTTCTTGTCGGATTCTTCTTGTCCATCAAATGGAGCATCTGAGGCAGGCCAGAGCGTAACCCACTTGTCGGGGTCTTCATCTGCTTCAAGCAGGGCCGGCATTGCTAAATACTTCCAAGGAACTAAGCCGCCAGGGTAGCGATCTTCTGATCGCAGTTCGCGGTATAGGTCTACGGAGGCTACACGAGTTCCAATAATAATTAACTTACCCGTAGGGTTAAGACGGGATCGCACATCCTGGGTTAACCAGCGGATCTGCTTTTCAAACTCGTTAGCGTTCTTTAGAGTAACCGCGTCATCTACAATAATCATATCTGCACGCTTACCGTAGATCTGACCACCGATACCGACAGCCTCGATGTTCGGGTCCTTTTCAGATGACTCGCGGAGTTCATCACCGAAGGTAACGCGGGTAGCCTGCCAAGAGGCAGACTTAGAGTTAAACCCTACGCCAGCAGCATAAGCGCTTTGCAGATCTGCATACATTGGATGTGTGAGTCTTTGCTTGATGGCGTAGAGAAAGTCAGCAGCTAGTTGCTGCGTCTGGGAAACAATCAGAACACGGAAGTTCGGATTACGGGCTACCTGCCACGTCACATAGTCTACGGTGACCGTAATTGACTTGGCGTGGTTTGGCGGAATATTTATCAGTACGCGGTTTGCCGCAAGGCCCGGTTCAAATTTCATACTGGGGTGCAGCCACGAAGGTTCACGACCTTCGATTACATCTATCAGATTCTTCTGATGGGCGAAAGTCTTAGAGTGTAGGAACTTCTCGCGGAAGGTCACAAAGTCAATATCGTGAACGTCGCCGCCCTGGAACTGCTTGTCCTTTAGGCCAAGGCGGGTTCGGTCTACCTTGTCTGCAAAGATCTTATCGGTGCGGCGGTAATACTCGTAAGTCTTAATGGACTTACCGGCGGAGGCAGTAGCTGCCTCAACGGTCATACCTTCTGCGACAGCGCCGAGAATGATTCTCTTGGCGATGTCTGCTGAATTATCAGCCATCTATTCCTCCTACAGATTAAGCCCGAAATATATATCGGGCTGAGGGGAATTGGCGGATCTAATATTTAGATAGAACTCACCCGACTAAAAGGCACCGCCAGTGTCGGGCTTAGCGCCCGAGGGAGCCACAGCGAACTGAGGGGTAAGTCAGTACTCGGCCTAGGGGCCTCGTAAGAGGCAACCGCAACGGGTCGCAAAGGTCTTCCCCGCTTTGCTCCCCTACTGTATATAAGGCAGGAAATTTAACGCATTTCCCGCTTTGGGTCCTGTGATGTTAATCACACTGGTATAAGTCCTGCTCAGACGGTATATGGTACCGGATCTCACACGGTTCACTTTAGCAAATATTTTTTGTTAGGGTACATACATACTCACGGCGCGTGGTTTAACATAGGGGGGTGTGTTTGTCTAGGTCTGACGGTACTGTGCAGGGTTAGACAGTCAGCGCGGTATTGTCTAGGGAGTTGGTTGGTAAGTTTGCAGGGGCTGGCTACTGCTAGGGCGCCCTATACCCCATAGCGTTGCCCCGTATTAAGTAACCAACCCAACCGAACAACCCGACCCCGACCCCGACGACCCGACCCAACTGCCCCCGAATTGGTGGCAAGTAGTGACCCGAAAAGATCGCCAAATGACGGACTTTGGTCTATCCGTCCGCATAGTTGCGACCCCAACCAACCAGCCAAAAGGTTGCCGGTCGCCCCGAAACCGCCTAGACCTGCCTCACTTAATGACCCAAAAGTGACCCCAAAAGAGGCAACCGCCCCGACCTTTCGGGCTTGACCCTCTTGCCTCGAGTTTTGCCGAACTGCCTAAAACTGCCCCAAATTGTCCAACCGTCCGCATAAGTCCGACCCACTAGGGGAGACAACCCGACGCCTTTTTGGTACTCTTTTCCTAGTGGCTCACCCAACCAACCAACGAGCTACACGAAAGAGGAAACCGAAATGGAAACAGATAAGCAATTCTCAGGCGGTTGTCTTAATTGCAATTTTGAGACAACAGATCGCAACGAATTAAAAGCGCACAACTGCAACGCCATAACAAAAGCCAAAAGAGAGTGGAACTCAAACCAATGCGAAAAGTGTGCGCAACCTTTGCGCGACTGCTTATGTGAAATGGCAACTGTTGAGGAAGTGTTAGGAGAATTGGAAACAACTGCACCGAAAAATTGGTGGGTATCTCTTGAGTATCCTAATTTCATAGCCGTATCACACCCAACTTTTAACGATGAACAGTTAATCGCTTTGGGCGATATAAATGGTTATTTTTCTTTTAATGACGGAATTGCTAATCCTGTGGCCGGTTCTATGGAAGAACTGACCGACGCCGACGAGATCGCCGAAAGTTTTTGGCAACAGATAGCCGAAATATATCCCGAACTAGTTAAAGGAGAATAAAAAGATGTCTAAAAAAGTATTTATTTTTATTTGTGGCAACTGTAAAGCCAACAAGCAACCACACGAAAGAATTGCAACAGGTGAGGCTAATGATCGCATTTGCCCAACTTGTGGCGAGTGGTCGGTCTTTTATTATGAAAAGGAAGTGGACCAATGCTAAAAGATTGCAACTGTTCGGAATATTGCTTTGCTTGCGTATCTCAGCACTCCGCTTTTATTGATTTGGTTTGGTCTGTTACCGAAGAATCAAAAGAGTTTGTTTGGAATCTTGCACAAAAGAAGATGAAGAACGAATTATGGCAAGATCAAACCGACGCCGATCAGCAAATGGAAAACGCCATCAATAACGCCGTCGCGGTTGTCTTGTTCCACACAATGACGCCTATCGAGATCCGCGAATTAACCGAATAAAGACCGAAACCCCGAAAGGGGTCGCGCCATAAATGGGCGCCTGACGAGGTCAGCAAACCAACTAGAAAAGAGGCAAGAGTATGGAAACAAAAGCGAAAACCGTTTGGGATTTGTACGAAAACCCACCGAAAGGCGCTGAGGAAACTAGCGCCCTCGCTGAGTGGTCGCTTAATTACGACCACAAAACAGGAAACCCTTATCAGATTTTCTTAGATTTGATCGGATACTCAGAAGGCGAATACGGCGAAAAGTTATTTAGCGGTAAGTTTTTTAGCGTGTTGGGTTATATGGAATTGGATTATTTAGCCGACGCCCTCAAGGAATACGCCGAAAATCCGTCGGCAGTCCTTGCTTTCATAGCCGAATTGCAAGAATTAGAAATGAAAGGCAACTAATGAAACTAACGCGACGCGGTCGCCTAGTCTTGCGCGGTCTGCCTGTCTTAATTCTTGCGCTGTGGTTGATCGTCGAGGTTTCGCGGTCGCTGTGGTGGGTCGGTTTTGACGCCCCGACTGCTGATCTTGCTGGCTACTGTTGGGGGTCAATGGCTGAGTGCTTTAACTTCTAGCAGCTTTTAGACGGCGCGAATATCGCGCCCCTGTTCGGTTGGGATAGGGGCGCGGTGTTCTCTGGCTAACGGCTTGCCGGTATCCCAGGCAACAGTCGAGGGAGAGAGTGAGGGCGAGAGAGAGAAAGAGGGCGAGTCTGTCCTAAATGGGGGAGACTGTGGTACGCTAACAACAACAAGAGAAAGAGGGAGAAAGTAATGCCTGAGCCACGTGATGATGACGATATAGCCCTAGGGCTTGATGAGGAAGAGATCGAAGATGAAACCTACGATACGCTGGAGGAAAAGTATGCCGAATAAGGAATACTGGCAACGCAAGGCTGACCTATGCCAAAAGATCGGCATTGAGCAACTAATGGAGGGAGATATCCCTAACGGTACGCGGAACTTAAAGCGTATGGTAAGAGCGCTGGAGGAGTTAAACCTAATTAAAGCCAATGAGGGAGAGGATAAGTCTGCCTCCGATATGTGGGCTAGTCTGATCGCCTCCGGCACAATACTAACGAGAGAGGGAGAAAGTAATGAGTAAAGTAACAGGATTTACCATATTTAATAAGGAGACAGGGCAGAAACTTGCAACGCTACCGCTAACTATCCCTATCGGGGCAACAGTAGAGGCGTATGAGAGAGACGGTCATAGCGTTAGTTGGGGTTGGGAGGAGGGTAATGAATAAGTGCGACTATTGCGGTTGGTATGACTCAGACCCCAGCTTCTTTTGGTACTACGCTGGTAAAAATTACTGTTCACTACACAAGGAAGGGAAAGACAATGGATAAATTAGGTAAAGTAATAGCCTTTCACCCCGTCAGATCGGGGTTAAAGTTATTCTATGAAGTAATTGAGCCGGACGGTGAGACTAGGTGGGGTGGAGAGAGAGCCTTTGACGCCATATCCTGGCTACACCTCGCCCCGAAGGGGTCTAGACTGCTGGTGTCGGGGTGGGAGAGCGACGATCTCGACGCTCAACCAGTAGGACAACCGTTAGATGTGACCGAGATGTATCAACTATTGAAGGGAAACCAATGAAACTCTTTATAGGTATGCTGATAGTATTGGCTATCATATATGCGTTGATAGTGATAGAGGATAAACTTAATGACGATCAGAAGTAAACGGATAGAGGGCGCTAAGCGTATGGCTGTGCGCCAAAGGAACTATCGAAGGGTGCGAGATCGCGCCCTGACTAGGCTGGCACAAGCCTACCCCGAAACATACAAGGAATTGTTAGAATTGGAGAAGGTAAATGACAGTACGAGTGGTGCGAAATGGGTTGATATTGACGGTAACACTAGCCTTGTTGTGGTTACTGGCACCGGAGGTAGGCAAGAAGGAACTATCATCGAAAGCGCCAGTTATATCACAGAGGGAGAAGGCGACAGCGAGTGAGAAGCGAGAGAATAGGAGGATCGCAAGAGAATATAGTGCAGCTCTCGGATATACGGCGCGAGAAACATCGTGCCTCATCACCCTATGGACCCGTGAAAGCAGGTTTGACCACCTTGCAAAGAACCGACAGGGATCTTCAGCTTACGGAATTGCTCAACTCCTTAGAGAGCGTAGTAGCAGACCTGAACTCCAAGTCTTACACGGTCTTAGATACCTTAATCATCGCTATTCAGCAAGCGCGTGTCGCGCTCTCCGACACCACAACCAAAAAGGCTGGTACTAAATGCTCACCGGAGTAAGCCTATTCGCAGGAGTGGGAGGCTTTGACCTTGCTATGCAACGCCAAGGAGTAAAGGTTGTTGCTTCCGTCGAGATAGATAGCAAGTGTAATGAAGTACTAGCGCGTCACTTTCCTGACGCAACACAATTCACAGATGTAACTACAGTAAAGGGGAGTGATTTAATTGGAGCAGGATTTACACCACGCACAGGAATTATTACAGGAGGATTTCCCTGCCAAGACCTCAGCGTCGCTGGCAAAAGGGCTGGTCTTGCTGGTGAAAGAAGCGGGTTATTCTGGGAAATTGCAAGACTTGTGGAAGAAACGCAAAGCGAATACTTCATCATCGAAAATGTCCCTGGTCTGCTTACCAGTAACAAAGGACGAGATTTTGGGGTCGTCATTGGAACGATGGCCGACCTCGGGTATTCTCTCGGGTGGCGGGTGCTTGATGCTCAACACTTCGGAGTACCCCAGAGAAGGCGTCGTGTCTTCATCGTTGGCAAACGTACTACAGACGGAACAAGTATTGCCGAAGTATTATTTAAGTCCGACGGCTTGCGAAGGGATCCTTCGACGAGCCAACCGACGAGGCAAGACTCTGCCACCAGCACTACAAGAAGCTTTGGTCAAACAGGTTTCGCAAAGTACTCCGAAGGAGTAACCACGCTTACTGCCACTACATATAAAAGGCCAGAAGATAATATAGTTGTTTACAAAGACCCAATAGGAACTCTAAAGGCGCGAGACTACAAAGGAGTTAATCACGAGGGAGCAAGAGATGGACACATTGTGGTTCACAAAGAGTAGACGGGCGCAGACTAATGAAGACTATGAGACTTGGCTGGAAGGTGGCGTTATGCCTACGTTAAATGCTTTTGATAATGGAGATGTAAGAACTACCGTTCTTATTGCAACAGCAGATGTAATCGGATCGCTACAAGCGCGAGACTATAAAGGAGTGGGGAACCAGTACGTGGCAGAGAATAAGTTAATAGTTTCTTTTGATACACAGTTTGGATCAAACGCCACAACCTTTGAGGATATGTCTCCGACACTCAAAGCTAGCCAGCAACCACCATCGGTAACTGGTACGTCAGTACGCCGGCTTACGCCAGTCGAGTGTGAAAGATTGCAGGGTTTCCCTGACGACTGGACTGCTGGACAGTCCGATACCCAACGCTATAAACAAATGGGAAACGCTGTTGCTGTACCTGTCGTCGAGTGGTTGATCGGTAATATCTGTGATACATTTTAACCCTTGCGGGTAGGTCTGCCTTCTACCTAACCGCACCTAAGTAGCCTCACCGTAACCTCTTTCCGGTGGGGCTACTTCTTTTATCCACCGTTACTGTAAAACCCTGGACCCTTGAAGGTGATAGCGGGAGAGGACCAGCTACGAGACATAGACTGGTGGCAATCAGTACAGATAGGCTCAACGATCTCTGCGTGGATAGACTGTTCAATATCCCTAGTGCTACCGCACTCGCACTTGAAAGAATAGATCATAACTTTACCCCTTCATTTATATCCAAGTAACCTACTAACTTGTAGATCTTGCTCTTGTTCTCAAACTCGGTAGACACTGGCATCACTTCTGTATACCATTTTGGTTCCGGCAAATCCATAAGGTCAAAGGAGTAGATACCAACCGGAGTGGAGTTGATGTAGTACGGGATAAGATCGCGCTCTGATGCCTGAGTAATCAGGTTGCGGTACTTGATCTGCTCGATCAGCAGGGTGGGATAGTGCGTAGCACGACACTTGAGTTCTATATAGTGACCAGCTTTATCGCTGGTGCAGTCATATGTATCAAAGACACCCGGACTCTTGACTAGATCTGGGTAAAGACTCTGCTTTAGATACTCAAATAACTCTGCTTCTTTCATCGGTACGGTGTCTCTCCGCCTAGTTTTGTCTGCAATCTGCGAAGGGAGTTGGTGCATCTGCGATCAGCAGTAGATACAGCACACTCCAGGAACGCTGCTATCTGTTGTAGTGTGGCATTATCGTGATGACGCATACGCAATACGATCTGATCCTTCTGATCTAATTCAAGGAAGGCTTTCTTAATATCTATCAGGCTAGCCAGTAGGTTGCCACCTTCTGCCGGTGATGATGAGCCGCGTGGTTGTCCGTCTCTAATCATCTCTTGTGCCTGCTCTAGTACCGTTCCGTCTATGACGGAGGCAATAACGAATGGCAGCAGTTGACCGAGCATAAGGGTTTCATAGTAAGCCTCATCCATTAACTGATACCCGGACTTGTTAGCCTTCTCCTTGCGAACGTAACGCTCTGCTGCTCGCTTCATCTGGTAGGCAATACGCTTCTGGTTGTACTCTAACTGCTTAGGATCTTCAACACTCATCTGCTCAGTGATGTAAGCATTACGTGTGATAGCCCAAGCTATACACTCCTGAGTTATATCATCCTTCTCCACCCAATGGCTGTAGCGCCGGTGGATTGCATAAGCAACTGACGGCGCTAAGTCATAGACAATCGGGTGCAGTTCAGTCACAGTCAGTTGACTCGACTTCAGGCCAAGAGCTGTCAAGAACCATCATTGCTATTGCTGAGTAGTTTAATAGATCCAAAAAACTGTCTCTTAAAGACTCGTTAGATGGCTTTACGCCACTATCTAATAGATTATTTATTCTTGCTATTTTGTCCCAAATACGTACACGCAAACCATTAAGTGGTCCACCTGGTGAGTGAGCAATATTCTTTGGGCCGTAGTCGTGGTGCTTACGAATGAGTAGGTTGCCTGCTGAATCCATAATGCGCCAGACATCTGCAACAAAGGCTTCATCTACCTTGTCGGTGTAGGGCGCAAGAGAATTGTCTCTGCTTCCATATTTATCTCTAGGATCTGAAAGCCCATATGCTGCAAAGTCTGTACCATCTGTGACCATTCTTCTTTACTCACCTTTCAGTTCGCCCACTAGCAACGCTCTGGTGGCATCTGCACCATATGCTAAATAGTAATCGTTTATATCCATACCAGGGGGCAATGTTACTATGCTTGAGTTAAGTATCTCGTTAGCAACACGCTTAGCAAACTCAGCACCGGGGTTGGATCCGTCTTCTTTAATATCATTATCGCCTACTACATAAACAGTTTCGTACCCCGTAAATAACTTAGGAAAGTGTGGCTTCCAAGACTGGACTCCAGGTACACCGACTGCCGGTATGCCTAGCATCCCGCTAGTAACTACCGCATCTAACTCACCTTCGCAGATAACTATATGCGGTGATAGTGGCAAGACATCTGCCACGTTGTACAAGTGTGCCTTCTGCCCTGTTGGGCTACCGTACTTGGGCTTGCCATCATCTAACCGACGGAACTTGAAGCCTACGCAACTGCCACCGGCAGTGATGTAAGGGATAGACATCCATCCTGCATACATCTCGTGACCATTTATCGGATCAGTTACTGTACCAAGTTGGAACTTAGCAGCTACAAGTTCAGATATTCCACGTTCGTTTAGAGCGACTAGCGCCTCCGGACTTACCTCTTGAGCGTATCGCTGCGCCGCTTCCAGTAGCAATTTCGACTGCGCGTTTGAGGCCATCCTTAAACTCCAAGTTCTCTATGATGCAGACAATACTGACTGCATTACCACCCTTGCCGCAGGTGTGGCAAAAGTATAAATTGTTATAAGTATTTATTACAGCAGACCTGCGTGTGTCACTATGCAAGCAACACTTAACCGATACATCGGATCCTTCTCGGACTTCCCCACCGAAGTAGGAAACGATTGGACCTATGGGGATTGCGTTTGCATCAGCGGAGTTCTTACTCCCTCGACCTTTACCCAACCTTGTCCAGTCTTGTGCTGGCATACACACCCCTTAAAGTCACACTTCTCGTGCCAGTGCGCTGCACGCTTTATATGGTTAGCCTTGTTTTCCTCACCGGCTTTATAACAGTTGGCGCAGATCACCAGTCAAATCCTAAACCTAGTTCTATAAAAGGAATTGTAATAAGTAATTCTTTACGGTGATCTCCATCACCTGTAAACATAAAGTCAAACTTAAACTCCGGGTGACGTGATGTTAGGTTGGTTATCTTCATTCTTCTGTCTCACTTCCACTTTGGACCACCGCTTGCTCTGTGGCATCGGCTTCTTCTTGAACTTCGATTGCTTCCGTCTCTTCAACGGTCTGATCGTTGACGCCATTTGGGTCACTCCATATCTCTGCTGTGGTTAATTCACCTTCAGGTACTGGCATTGTTCTTCTCCTTTAACCATTGTGCTAGGTCTTGAATGACCCAGGCTTGATCTATTGAAGCGTTGCGACGCTTAACTATTACATAAGACGGCGGTACTTCCCCAAGACCACGTGCCTTAGCATAGTTAAGCGCCTCAACTTGTGCTTCTCTCCAGAACTGGGGCAGCGAAAGGGTTGCCCTGTTCTTGAGTTCAAGGATGTAAGTTTCCCCTGCGATAACAGTAACGATGTCGCC